ACAGTGATCTCGGATCCACCCTGTTCATAATTAATTGAACCTAAAAATTCTTTTATTGCAGATACTAGTGTTCGAAAATTAAAATTAGACATCTCCACAATTGAAGTTGTGCTAGTATTGCTTAATGACTTAACGGAAGTGAGTTTAACGTCTACTGACATGCAAAATAACCTTTTCTTCTTTATTTATTCATAAAGAAAAATAGTATTAGTAGGTGAGACCTATTACTTTTCGGAATCGGAAGTTACCATACTTTCAATAAATTCAGTTTTTGAATCTACTGTACTACTGAGATCAACTGTGCCGGATCGAATAATACACTCTTTTATGTGAGCGTATATAGGATATTCAGGTTTACTTTTAATAAATGTCATTTCAATTTTGTTATCCCCACCCTTTTGAAATGAACATTCCTTTAAGTATGAATACCGTATATCGTTTTTATCAATAACATTGCAATCGATTATTCTAGACGATCGTACTTTGCATTCATATAACCTACAACTAGTAAGTTCGCCTTCAATATAACATTTTACAAAATCGACATTAGAGACAGAAAAACACTCTTTCAAACTAGATTCTCTAAGTTGAATACGTTTCACAGTAGTATCATAATTAACTAAACCAGCAGATAGATTGCCAGTTAGTAATTAAACTCAAAAACGAGCCTCTTTAAAGATTAGAATAATTTGATTCAACAATTCGTGGATCATCTCTAAGATCAATCATTAATTTTATATTTGGAAAAGTTCTGACAAAATTTTCATATGTTTTTACAGATAAGATAATGTCTTTGCGACTTTTCATAAAATCACTGATTTTACGGCGTTCATTTACTGTATACTTATGATTTTCTTGCAATGTTGCATATAGACTCTCTGCCATATAGTTAATGAGATTAACTGCTTCTTTTTTCTTTTTCTCGTAATCTTTTCCGCCTGCATATCTTACTTCTAAGTAATTATGTGGAAGTTTAGTGAAATTTAAGCCGAAATATTTAGAATATGGCAAATTAAAATCCATAGGACTTGATGGATTAGCATAATCAATACTTGTTTCAGCAATAAATTTATTTTTTGGATAAATGTTTAAAACTGAATTTTTATAGATTTTTTGTATTCTTGATTTAGCAGAAGGCCACATATCGAAAATTTTACCCTCATCCAAGTTTAAGATATACTTAAATATGTTTAAATTTTGTAATTTTTCATCTAAACCCAAATCAGTTTCATTGAATGAAATGTTTATGTGCAAGCCTGTCCTTTCATTAGTAAAACCGTTTTCATTTATGAAATTGAAGACCTTTAATAAAACATGAATTGCTTCATTATATGGCATAACTCCAGTAATGAGCTCATTTGTTCTCATTCCACCAGAATAATCAGGTTCCAGTTTAAAAGTATTTGGCAAAACTTGGCTTTTTCCATGATATGTATTTGTCCAATTCACAGTTTTACCAAGATATTTGGTTAGCTTTTCAGATAATTCCTTTCGTGTTAATGGTGAGAAAAATTCAAATTCGAAACCTAACTCAACATTATCGTAAAGTAGCTTTTTGTTAATGTCTTTATACACAGTATTATGTCTTATTATTTTTTTCATATGCATCTTTAATGATGCTAGTAAAACTTGCGATATATTGAATAGCTAACATAATTAAAAATGGTATATCGAACCACCAACAAAAAGAAACTTCTCCAAATTTCATACTTTGGTAAAGTTTAAAAATCCCCCAAGAAATAAAAAATGGAAATATTATACGTGATGCTTTTAGCATTGATCCATAATACGTTGTACACATTAAAAATGGTTTGGTTCTACGTATTTTTGGTAAACGAATTGAAAAATAGCTGTATCCAACATAATTGTCATATAGCCATTTAATTATCTTCTGTTTCATATAGTTATTTATTTTTAGAATTAACGGTTTATAGCAACAAATGGAGCATTGAGTCTAGGTCTAGCATTATCAATAATTGCTAAGGTAGATTCATCTCTAATGAAAAGTTGNCTTATTATAAATTCATGGTCTTCATCTTGCACCATTGTATTAAATAATCTGACATTTGCAACTTTGTATTTTGCNCTAGGCAAGCAGTAATTGGCAGTTGTTTCAAATTCAAATTGCCCAATCTTTCGATATTCAGAAAATACTCGAATAACTCTATTAAAATTCTTTATATTTGCTGGATCTTGTCCTAACGTATATACATTAATAGAAACTTGTCCATATTGAGAAGATACTGGAACAATTAATGAATACCACTTGCCATATTCGATTCTTTGAGTTGATGAATTTAAAATAAATTCGTGTACTGTATCATTTATTTGAACATACACAGTAAGTGAAGCAGTTGATCCATCCACATCTACGAGGCGTCCTCTAATGACTAAACCCTTTTGTAAATAATCATCAAATCCTTTAAAAAAGGTTATGTCTTGGGTGCCCCTAGTGAAATTAATCATAGTTGCAAATGTCATACTTGGTAAATCAGTAGTAGATGCAATTTTCTTATAAACAACGGCATTTTCGTGCTGAATAAATTGAACAGTATTATCAGTTTCATTTATTTGAATATTACTACGAGCATTTTCTTTTAAGCCTAAGTTCTTATAACCTTCAACTAGCACATATTTGCCAAATGGAGAATATGAATCCTTTGGACCATTCATTTTTATAGTTACTGATGGAGATCCACTTTTTACGTTTGAGTCATATGTTGATAATTCATTAGCATTCCATGCTCCAAAAATATCACTATCTTCATACGCAAAAATTTCAAATGGGGAAGTAGTAGAAAGAGTTTGTGTTTTTTTAACATCAGTTGAAGAAAATGCTTCTAGTCTATAAGTTACACTTCTAAAGTCAATTGCACTCATATCATAGTAGTATTCAATAAGTGGAGCATAATTAAAAGTAAAATCATGTATTTTATTTTTAAGGTCTCGGTGTAATGCTTTTCGAGATTCATCAAACTTATTTGATATGGTTTTAGTTTGTTGTGGATCTAATGCATCTAATGTCTGATTAGCAGCTTCATTTCCATATAACTGATCACTAGACATAATCAAGTTATCTAAAAATTGGCGATTTTCAGGTTTCATATACATATCAATGTTTGGATGAAACTTTGTTAGTTGTATTTTCCAATACATTGGTTCCATCATAAAACCTCTATACAAATATGATCCTTGTATTTCGTACATTCTATTTAGTAGCGGAAAAAATAAGTAATCTCTTTTTCGAGGTTGTGAATTTCTACCAAACATTTGTTGAAAATATACATTGTCGATATGAATTTCAAATGGAATTTCAAAATCTACACCGAATTCAGTAAACATAGGTTTATTATCTGGGAATTTATTTTCTGGAACCATTACCTTTACACATTTACGAATAGTCGTTTTAAATAGAGTCCATTCTTTAAATATAAAGTCTGCTGCATCTCTGTCTGGTTCAGTTTTAAAATAAACAACCTCATGGCCAAATATTTTATTTGTTTGTAAACTAAGTTCGTGAGCAATGCCAATTGCTGTGCTAGCGTCATATGGTTTAAATAGGGCATCCTTTTCGGCAATTAGCATAGGACACAGTTCTTCAGAACACTGCACTGGCGGTTCATAATCCTCCCCCTGATTCTGATTAGTTTGAATAAAGAGTTTTATCCATTCAATTAACAATGGTTCTGATAATTGGTCAAATGTACCATCATCATATTCATATTTTAATTCAATGAAAATATCGGATTCCTCAAACTCAAGAGAATACAGTTCGCTAAAATCAGTTAATGTAAATTGATACCAAAGAGACCAATCTGATCGATTAGTCGAATATCTAAACTTTCTAGTTATATTTGACCCGATTGCACTGCCTAATTCAAGTTCTTCTTTATAGCCGATTGGTTGAATTAATCGAATTGCCTTTCTAATAGGTTCGCCTGTTGTAAAAATTCGATAATTCTTACTGTAACCGATAGAATTTTTGGCTGGATCTGGCGTTATCTTATATGTGACTCTTTGCATTGAACCTATCTTTTTATTATTTATCGTAATTGGTTCAACTTAAATAAACTCTCAATTATAAGATTCTTTTGCAACTTACTTCGTCAATCTCAAACCAAATTGTTGGTCCACTGCCTCCATCTGTTTTAACTGAGAACGAAATATAATCAAATGGTGTGCCGTTTCCATTAAATATAAACTCAGCAGATTGACTAGATACAGCAGTATTAGCAGAAACTGTACCAATTGCTTCAGGTGAACCAGATGCAATTTTATTAACTGCTAATGAATGTGATGATCTATATCTGAATGATATTCGATAGTTGAATGATGTTGGTCCCAGATCAAATGAATTTGATCCAATTGCTATTGCTCCAGTTTTTGCAAGTTGTCTTCTAGTTCTTTGTGCTAATCCAGTAAAGCCAGCAGTTGAAATTATAAAGTATTCTTCAAACCATATACCCTTTTTCCAATTATCTCCAATTACGCCAGGTTCAGCTTTAGATTCCCAATCAGTTTGGTCAATTGTACCAGCATTAAGTACTAATTCAGGACCATATAGTGACGTGGTAGTTGTTGTAGTTGGAGCCAGTGTAGTAGTTGTTGTAGTTGGAGCTAGTGTAGTAGTTGTCGTAGTTGGAGCTAATGGATCAGTCGTAGTAGTCGTAGTTGCAGCAGTAGTAGTGGTTGTAGTTGGTCCAATTGTCGTAGTTGTAGTTGTTATACCTATTGGGTGTTCATCATTTGCAGTTTTATGATCAGTAATATAGCAGCCATTTACAACTACTTCAAATGTATTTCCGAGAGGTTCAGTTGGATGAACATAATTCAATAAATCATAAATTGATAAATTTGATTCTATTGCACAAACTCCAGCAATAGTAGAATCTATACGATTTCCATATAAATGTAGAGATGGTCTAGTTATACCGTCTTCATATGTTTTAAATTTAGCATATTGAGTACCAATTGCTATTGGCATCCAATTATATGTAGTATTTACAATGTTGCCACCTTCTCTCCATGAATAGACCATTGGAAATGATCGTAATCCAAAACCAGTATTAACTAATGGTGAAATAGAAACGTCAAATTTCATTTTTTCTGAGACACTTGCCATTGGCCAATGATCAAATATTCCCAAATCTCTTATAGAAATTTGATTTATTTCATTACCCGTTGCATGTTGCATTCCTATCCATGCATCATCGACATTGGATAAAACTCCTACTGTTTCTGCAATTAAATGAGGAAGTTCATAATACGGTGGAGTTTTTCTACCAGTAATTGCAGTAATTGTCCAATTGCTTACCGTAAATCTAATAGTAAATGATACAAGCTTTCCAATTTTTACAAAAGATCCTATTTTATTGGAAATTACTGGTTCTGTAACATTTCCAGTTAAAACTCCATTCGCTGGAGTTGGCATTGTTCCAAAATAAACACTAGGTGTGAAAGTACCTTCTTGGTATTCATCTAATGTATTTGGATTTGTGCTATTTGCCGTTGGCAATGCTCCAATTGATATTGGAAAAGGAATAGCACTACTAAGCCGGTTACCCTTTATTTTAAGAGCAGTATTTGTTGAACTAGAACCTATTTTAACTTCTTTTGTTATATCACTTGCATAAATACCAACGTCTGTTCCAGTTTGCCCAGTTAAACCAGTATTGTCAAAATGAATTATAGATGAACCAGACTTAGCAATAATTCTTAATTGATCAAAAACTACACCAGTTATAGAGGTATTTGATTTTATGAGTAAATTTTTAGTAGATAACAAATAATTATTTGGATCAAAACCTATAGCAATTCGATAATTGGTTAATGGATGATCTAGTCTCATATGCAAACCATCAACTGCTATACCAGTTAAACCAACATTACCTGCACTCGTTTCTAGCGTACTACTAGTTAGAGCCATTCTAACAATAGAATTATTATTAAATGCAGAATCTGTTTTTTTATTGATATTCCATTCCATCTTGGAATTTAGAGCTGGATCTGAATCTGA